GGTGCAGGCTGTGTCTGGCTTGATGACCAACGTGGTTGTTGATAGCTGTAGCCTGGCAAATAATTTGGCGCATAATATTCAATGGCTGCAATACCCAATGTTGTCAACAAAGAAGTGCCGCCGTTGGGACCAGCTTGTATAGAAATAACACCACCATTGGCTGTTGAACCGTCATTGCTTGCAGTTGAATCAGCATAAAGTGTGAGTTTGTTGCTGATAGAAGCTGCTGACACACCTGCGATGTTGGCATTGTTGATGGCTGTGGCAAGCCCAGCCACAGTGAGTCCTAAGGCGGTCTGCACCGTGACCAACTGAGCGTTGATATACATGTTGTAGCCATTGACCAGTGCGGTACTGACTGAATTGGTTCCTTGCACTGTGGGCCAAGAAGTTTTCCAATCGTCGCTGCCAACCCATACCCAGGTGTTGTAAAGATTGCTCAATGCAGTGTCAGAAGTTTGAGCAGCAGTGGGACCACCGCGTTTGTAATAAATTGGATTGTGAACACTTACTGCGCTGACAGCATAGTCACCAATGCTGCCAACAGTTTGCAAAGGAGTGTAGTCTTCAGTGGCTGCATCTACTACATCAGCTGTGCTGGTCAGCACTGTGGGCACTTGATTTGTGAATGTGCTGGTAACTTCACTCCATTCAAAAATTCCCCACAAACTGGTACTAGTATCCAACCAATAAGAGCCGTTGTTGGCATTGCCTGTGGGGCGACTCAAACTTGCAGTTAATTCTGTTAGGTCAATGTCCACACGTTGAATATACGCACGATTTGTAACACCCAGTGCAGAATACGCTGCCAGCAATCCATATTCGTTGAGTTCGTATCCATTGATGGGGGTACCAGTTGTGGTGTTATAGAAGAATGGCACACCAAATGTTGCTGCCAAATCACGCTGACTGGTAATGAGATAAGTTTTGTTTGCATTGGCAGCAGTTGTGCCGGCTGCAACGCCTACACCAGCTGCATCAGCTTTGTTCTGTGCAGTGGCAATTAAAAAATAGGGGACTGTGTTTACCGCGGAAGGGATATACTGACTTTCGTCAATTACTACTACTTCTACGCCTGGTGATGTTAGTGCCATGATTACTTCCTTTTCAAGTTGTAGATATTTATAGGTATATCCAAAAAAAGGTGTGTTACGGCGACCTATATATAGGTCCGTGGTATAAATACAGTATGAGACCCATGTGTAGTGTTTGTAAGATTAGGCACAGAGCCATTGCTTATCACAAGTACGATCGAGTGTACTACAGATCGCAATGTACCGCCTGTATCAAAAAAAGGAAAAAACTAAAGCCGCCAGTTCCTCGTTGGCAATCCTCAGGGTACAAGAAAAAACCCACATGTGATCGATGTGGGTTCAGAGCCAGACTTGCCAGTCAGCTGCTGGTTTATCACGTGGATGGAGATCTCAACAATTCAACTTTAAAAAATCTTCGCACAGTGTGCAGGAACTGTGTGGAAGAAATCTCACGTTCTGAAACTATTTGGCGTCCAGGTGATCTTGAGCCAGACGCTTAATTGTTTGCAAGTTTTTTGACCTGCTGGTATAGGTCTTCCAGGGTACCGTTGTTGTCTAACACAGCATCAAACCGGGTGCCCACCCAGGCAGTTTCTGATGCATGAACCCCTAATTGCTCTAATTTCCTACCACTGAGTGCCCAGCTCGAATTGCCGTTTGGGCCACAATTAAGGCTTACGGCTGCGCCATACCATGCAGGTTCAGGACCACATATCACACGTACCACACGCCCACCAGCTTTTTTAATGGCAGCAATCTCATTAGGGAATCTACAGTCTGATATCACAATGTTGTCAGTACTAGACCGCAGTTTGTTTTCCAAGCTGGCAATCCAAATATCATCATGAAAATTTTTGCGGCAAACTTCCGTGCCCCAGTTTTGCAAGATCCAACGTGGTGTCAAGTGTGGTATGCCCAGGCGGGCTGCCCACCATGGATCTACTTGTTCTCGCCATTCACGGGCTTGTTTGGTGCGCCCTTCTATCATGGTTCTGTCCCAGCCAAACACAGCACTCACAGCATCTTTGAGTGTGTTGGCAAAACTTTCTCTACGAAAGTGATGTAAATTTACTAGGTAGTCTGCAACGGTGTCTTTACCTGAGCCAATAAATCCACAAACGCCAATGATCATGCAAGTTCCTTTAGTCGAGGATTAAATTGTATTATTCGAGTCCAACTACACAAAATTAATATGTAATACGTAAAATCAATTTCAAACCATTGACATGCTTTATTGATCTTGTATGGATATGCATGATGATTGCTGTGTAATCCTTCGCCAAAAGAAAACGGTAAAAAATTTCTTGCGTTGCTTTTATCTTCTTTGTGCTTGTATCCAATTTTGTGCCACACCCAGTCACCAATAAAAATTCCATAATACTGGTTAAAATAAGGCATTAGGGAGGCCAATACAAATCCAATTGGTCCCAATAGTATTGTCCAAACAAAAGTATTAATCCAAACTCCTTGAAATTGATGTTGCTTGTAGAACAACGTAGCAGGGTCGTTTGGCTCTACTGTGGGGTTGCCGTATTTTTCAATCTCTTCAGGACTTATATATCTGGCAGCGCCTGAGTACTGTTCATAGGTACATAACTGTTTCAAGGTAAATCTATGTGGACTAAATGGGTCGCGGTCAGTATCGCTGTACATGTGATGAATACAGTGTTCGGCTGTAAACTTTGTTAGATGTCCTTGGTACCAAATGCTACTGTTGATCCACATCCAAAATCTTATTGCATGCTGGAGCCAGGGAACAATAATATAATGTCTATGACTAACACTGTTGTGCCAATAAAAACTCATACAAAAAAAATACATTCTGGATTGAATCAACATCAATATAATACCAGTGCCGTAGCCCAAAAGGTGCCAGGTCAATGTGTTGTACAAAAAGTCTAGAATCATAAAATGTACTTATTAGTTTAATTTGTATATATTCAAGTGTTTTAGGGTAGCCTGCAACATGTCAATTTGTCTGCGGCAGTCTTCCAGTGCATGATGACTGGTTGGCGGCTTAGGCAACCCTGGATACAAACTATATATCGTTCGCGCATCGCGGATCTTGTAATATTGCCAGGGCAGGGGTTTGCCATAACTTTTGTAGGCATGCTCCAGGATGTTGGCATCGTATGTGGGACCGTTCATCCAGATACGATTGCATTTCCAGCACAACCGATGAAGTTCATCCAGTGCTTGGTCCAAGGGTATGCGTCCATCTTCTGCAAAGGCTTCGTCCTGCGCGGCACCTTGGGTGGCCCACCAATTTATGGTGCCTTGTTCAATAGTACGTGTCTCTTGGCTTTCAAGGTCTACACGAGCATAATACTGTTGCTGGTAGTAGCCCATGCCAAGAGGATCAAACGCCTGAGCCGCAATGGTTAAGATTGTTGCTTCAGGGCCTGTGGCCAAACCTTCAATGTCGATCATTAAGTCCATGCTTGATTATAGCAGGATTTTAGAAAAAAGTGTATGCAGTTTAGCCAATAACAAATGTAAGAGGTTGCGAACCGTCCACATACATTACCAATTGATTGATCAGCAGATCCATTTCCACTTTGGCTTCTGATTTCATTGCGGCACCGTTCAGGCTGCCGCCGCCTTGTGGTCCGGCTATAGTGCCAAATTTCTCACGTGCTTCGCCAATGATCATTTTGCAGTTGGCCACCATGTAGTCTTTGATCCACTGCTGTATTTGGAAGTCATTCAGCAAGTTGAATTCAGGCTTCAGGTTATAACTCCACAGCAACACAGTTTCGCCTGATCCTTTGGGATCTCGGATCAGTTGCAGTTTTTTGGTTACCGGATTCCAAGTGTAGTTCATGTAGGCGCCAAACATGCGTCCAGCCAGTTCAATGTACTGACTGTAGAAATCGTATGTGGCCAGTCCACCTGCCACATTGAAGTTCATTAGGTACACGTTGATTGATGCCTGTGCAAACGGATCAAAGTTTGACGCAAACGGTCCTGAGCTGTCTCCAAACGTTCTGCGGAAGATTTGCCGCACACTCACAACTTCCTGGGGTAATTCGTAGATGTTGACATCTGCTACCAACTGCATAAAACTGTAACTTTCTTCGTAAGCGTTGTTGGCTCGTTGGCGGTAGGTGCCTATGGTTTTTTGATAAGCTGCTTCGTAGTGTGCAGGGTCTAATTCTAGATCAATAATATCACCGCCCAGTTGAAGCTTGACATATTCGATCAAGTTTTGCTTCAGTGTAGGCAGGGATTGTTGTTGCTGTTCTGGCATCTGGAACTCCGGTTCCTGTATTTATTGAAGTTTTGATATCGCTTCAGGCAACCATTGAGCAAAATCTCCAGGCCATTCACGTTGCATTTTTGCCAGCAGTTGTTGATTGTGCGCGGCTGCTGTTTGGCATCTTTGATCCAATTTGTTTTGGTCCAAGTTTTTTATGTTATGATAATTTTGTATGTTGAGTTTGATAAATTCAGAAATTTTTCCATGACCGTACATGGTATTGCTTTGTGTCAAACTGTCATAACTGTGATCTACAACATCATCTAACACATCAAATCCCAGTGTCGTTAAATAATTTACTGCATGTTTTGCCGAAAACACGGCCCAAGGTGATGGTGTTACCAGTGCTCTGAATATCTTTTCGCTTAATGCTATACTAGCATCGCCAGCATAAGTCTCAATTACCAAATTGAGATATGCGCCAACTTGTGCTTGTTCAACTGTAAATCCGTGATTTCTAACGGGTATATACGGCAGGGCCTGGTCAAACCAGACAGTATGTTCAGTGCCGTGCAATTGATTTAACTGTGTCCAACACTGTGCAAAACTGCCACGAGCATCTTCGGCGGTATGCTCGTTGCCCTGTGCTCGTGCATTGAAATTCACATGATCTAATTGTATCACTTGATCAATTCCGCCTGATTGCTTTGTCAATTCCAGCAGAATTAGTTGTCGCTGACTGTCTAATCGGTTGACTGAAAAATTAAATCGCTTGCTTGGTTTCCAATGTTGATCTTTGGGCACATAATTAAATACTCCAAAATAACTTGATGGCAACTTTAGTATCTGATAATTGGTAGCAAAGGGCATGTGGTTGTCAGTGACAATTATGGTATCTGTGTCAAACCATTTTTCAGGCGGCAGGCTCCAGTCATCTCTGTTGACTCCAAAATCATCGGCCAAGCACACAATCACTTTTTGAGAGCCCCGCTGCCATCCTCTAGCACTGTTGACTATTTTTTGATAGCCCATGTTCATCAACATGCTTGACAACAGATGAACCATTGCATGTTCGTGATACATGCAATGACTCTGCTGAAATATTTCTCCCAAGTGAGTTTGATAAAACACATCATCAAACATCAACTCGCTCCTTTGGTCACTGGAAATATTTTTTGAAACGTGTATTTCTCAGGACAAAATTTGCATTGTGCAATGGGGTTATCCAATTGAGAGAAAAACTCTTGGTTGTAAGTTTCAAAATTATCCACACTCAATGGTTGATAAGAGTTCAGCAACGTTCTGTCTGAATCAGATATGTTTAACTTGTGTTGCTGATCGAACTCGGGCATCAGTGCCACCGGCGCACATTTGTACAACTTGCCTCGAATAAAATGATAACTTTTGAATGTTGCAAATGCACAGTTTTGATGTGCAAAAAAAGGATCACTGTTGTGCAATGAAAAAACTTTTTGTGTTTGTGTGTGGAAATTTAAGGAATGATTTATAGCCGACGAATGAAATGTGTCAACATTGTACACATTTACAA